ACTATTCCGTAGATTATAGGAGATATCAAGCTCCAATTATTCACGACAAAATTAAAAATGTCTGTAAATATTCCAAGCACCGTGACCGTCGCGTCTATCAGCGTCTCCCAATCAATCTTTGAAAGAACATTCCATATCAAGTCAAACGCTTTTGAACCAAGTTCTCCGACTCTCTGCATCGCGTTTGATACGGTATTAAAATCAACATTCGCTAATTTATCCGCGAACATTCCTATCCATTTCGCAAGCTGACCCTTAAAGAGTGCCGCTAAAGGCTCTGCAACCTCACCGAGCTTCGCCATTGAATTTTGATATTGCAAGTCCGCTTTGTGCGCGTCAATTAAGCTCTTGTTCGTTTCTTGATATGCCGCGTTGACCTCGGCAAGTCCACTCTTTGAAAGCCAATTCAAGACGAATTGCTGACGCTCCGCTTGAGTGGTACACGCTTCTAGCTTCTCTTTGAATACGTCCTCGGAATAGCCCGTGCGCGCGATAACCTCGGCAAATTGACCTGTTAGCGTTCCGCTTGCTAATGACTCTTGAATTGAGTCGGCGAGCGATTCTGCCTTGATTGTGTCTTGCCATTTTATCGTTGCTCCGTTGACCGCTTCAATGACCTTTGTCAAGTCTTTTCCTTTATAGCCTGTTGCTATAAGGTTTGACATAGCCTCGTTTGCGCTATCAAATTCACCGCTTATTGCGTATATTTCTTCGAGTCCGCTCCACGCTTCAGCGGTTGCTATGCCCGCTTGATTTGCGTTGTTATACATCTTGGCAAGGTCTTGACGATATTCGCGCGTCGCTTCTGCTGATGCAAATACCGCCGTTGCAATTCCCGCCGCCGCTACTCCGACCGCTTTGAATGCTTTTACTCCGACCTTTTCAATTGCCTTGTATGCTTTTTCGAGCTTCTTGTTTTGCTTATCGAGGGAGTTGAAGGCGTGATTTAGGCTTTTTGATACTCTGCCCGCAAGTTCAATTCTTGCTTCAAAAGTCTTTGCCATTTCGCCTACCTCCTCACTTTGCTTTGTGTATCTCGTTATACTGTTTTACGAGTCTGTTGTGAAAGTCGATAAGCTCCCCTATTGGAAGCCTCTCGCACTCCATATAAGACGTGGAAGATATGAGAGTTATATCGACTTTCATATCTTCCAATATGCCGAGGTCGCTTATTCCTCGGCTAGCAAAAAATCCCTCGCAAGTTCGGTTACTGCCATATAGTCACGAAGCGCGAATGCCTCGACGTTATCCAACGTCAAGCCGCTTGCATGGGCAAACATACCCGCTTGAAATACTTGGTCGATTTCGGGAACGGAAGCCGCATAAGCGCGTTTTCCGAGTTCGGTACGGATATCACGGATCGCTGCTCCGTTAATCGCGTTGAAGTCGTAGTTAATCTCCTTGACTTCTTCTCCGTCAATCTTTGTAGGCTTCTTAAATACGTAAGTTCCTACGCCTGTATTCTCTGCGGTTACTTCCGCATCTTTTGCTTTTTCAATTTTTTCGCTCATTTTTTTATGCTCCTTGTTTTTTAAAGTACGCTACGAATTTTCGCGCTATAGTCAACGCCGTCAACGACGAATTTATCATTGAGCTTGTCTATCTCGAGAAGTACGTTGTTTCCCTCAACATACTTGAGGTAGATGCACTCAAATTTTGACGAGCTTTCCTCTGCCTTGTTTGACTCAATAGAGCCGAGCGCAAGGCTTTTAGGAATAAGCTTCATAATTGCCTTTTTACCGATTACCTTTGTTGCTCCGCTTGCTTCGTCTAAGGACTGAGAAGCCCAACGATGCTCAAGGTGTTGAGTCTGCTGACGGAACGTGCGAACAGTATCGCGAGAAAGGTTGTTGTGTGATATCTCAACTTCCATCGATCCAAGCTGACCGTAAGTAGGCAAGTCTATCTCGCCGTTAATTCCTACGCCCTTAATTGTCTCGGTAAGAAGGGCAATTTCGGGAAATGAAAGACTTGCCGCGTCGCTCAGCAAACGAGCTACGGAAGAAGTTCTATCATAGAGCTTGCCTTTAATAGTTCTTACTTGCATATCGCTTATACCTCCTCAGCCGCATAAAGTGTTTCGAGTCCGCTTACGTCGTATTGCATTTGGAAGGTGATTGCCTTGCCGTTCGGCGTTTCGGTATGGATAACATCAAGTACGAGGTTTCCGTCCGCAAGTTCTGCCGTTGCATTATCGCCGTCGTCAAAGTGACATTCACCCTTGAGAAGATATCCTCTGTTGACTAGGCTATTAAGCCAAATGCTGACGTTTGAAATTATGTTGTCTATGTCGCGTCTTGTAAGAAGTGCGTCGATATTCTCAACAAAATCGGTCTTGAGCGTATTGTCAAGATATATCTGCATTCTTACGGTCGCGTCGCTTCTATCCTTTGCCTCTACTGAGTCAATAGAAGAGGCGTTATAGTTCGCCATGTGACCGCCCCAAAGTCTGAACGAGCCACCGATATAATTTATCGTGGTAATACCTACCGCGTTGAGTTCGTTTGCCTCACCCTCGGAGTATATAAGCTCGTTATCCTTATCGAGCGCGGGAACGTCGCACATTATCTTTCTGTTAGACGAAGAATGACAAGCCACGCCGTCGGTCTCGGTGTCTACGATCTGTGTTGCTACCGCATTAAGCGTCGAAAGGTGGAAGAGCTTGCCCGCATATTTTGATTTAGGATAATGCACCCTCGCAAATTTGCTCTTAATTGAATTGCTAGTCATATAAGATTTAGCATCGGCAAAAGTCTTGACGGTCGAAGTGGGTATATCTATATACGCAACGCAACCGAGCTTTCCACCGATAAGCGAGCTACACTTATTGATAAGCATATTCGCATAATCGGGAGTGTCTGAAAAATGCGGAGCGACAAGAATATTCGGGGTTACTCCGCAGCGAATAGTGATTGTATCTATCGCCTTTACACCCGCCGTAAAATCCTCCGAAGTGATTTTAGAAATGTCGATATCGTTTCCCTCGTCTGCCTTATGCTTTGCAGGGTCGAAAATGTTGATAACGACAAACGGCGCGATAGTGTGTATGTTGTTTTTAAAGTGAGCATATGCCACTTCGCAAAGGGTGTACTTTTCCCAATCATCAGAATAGCCGAGCTGCTTCACAAAATCGTTATAGGACTGAATAAGGATAGGCGTTGCTATCTTATTATCCGTGCTTTGCAAGGTGTGAATAGGCGCAGTTCCGATATATACGGGAATAGTTCCGTTAGCCTTTGACTTTAAAGCTCCAATAGTGGATACTTCCTCGGTATAAATACCGTGCTTGTAAGCCATTGTTTTTTCCTCCTGTTATAAAATTATGTCGAGGTCTATATTTTCCTCGTATTCCATTCGCGGAAGTTCGGCGGTTAATGTCAGCCAACCATAAGCGTATGGATAGAATAAGCCGTCATAAACGCCGTAAGTTATTTGTTTTTCACGTCCTACGCCGTTAATGATATGTCGGCGGGATAATTCTTGATAGATTTTTTCAAGCGCGTTTATAAGGTCTAAAAAAGCCTTGTTATCGGGAAGCTTCGTTTTTTCGTCTTCGTACATCTCCGAGCTATATGCCGCTACATACGCGCGAAGTTTCACCTTTCTTGTTCCGTCGCTCGTCTCAAAATCGTCGTCAACCTCGTCAAAAGTCCACAATATGAGAGGAACGCAAAAGTCATAAGGTACGAAGTTTTTATGCGGCATAGTTCCATACGTGACCGTCGGGTGTCCGCGTTCTTCGGCAAAATCTCCCGTATTATCAACGGGCATTTTTGTTATGTCGTTGTTACGTGCTAGCGGCTCTTTCCGCATTAAAAGCAAGGGAGCAATATGCTCCTTTGTGAAGTCTGTTACTCTTTTTAACGCTTCAAACGGTGTCATTTTTTGCTCCCCTTTACCTTTAATTTTCTATGAAGTTCGTGATTGATACGCTCTTTAAGATGCTCCCCTGCGAGCTTTTGAACGGGATTTATTACCGCTTTAGCTGATGCCATTTGCGGAACGGATAACGTTACAAGTCGCTCAATAGGCAAGCTCTTTTTTCCTTTACGGTGAAAGACGTTAGGCGTGCCTTTTGCCACGGTTACGAATGCGGCGGGCTTTATGCCTATTTGCTTATAGCCACCGCCTTTTTTTATCATTACCGACAAGGACTTTCGAGCCTTGAGCTTCTTGCCCGCTTGACTCTGTATCTTCGCGGGCTTTAGCTTGAAATGTATCAACCCTTTCGGGCGACCTCGTATCACTACCGCCGCCGTAGGATTGACCGCGCTTGCTTTGCTCGTTTTTGTTGCTTTTGCTATCTCTTTTTGAGGGATAACGTATCGCCCCGCGACTCCTCTCTTTACCGCCGTATTCACTTTTCCGAGCGTGTGATTTAGCGCAGGGACTAGCACCTCTTTCGGTACTTTCTTCGGAAATTCCGCAAGCTCCACGGCAAGACTTTTCATTTGTTTTGTATCAACGAAAATCTCTGCCACGGCTACCGCCTCCTTATGCTCTGTAAGTCAGCGTGATTTCAAGGACTCCGTTTCGCTCACCCGTCTTTGTGATCGTACACGCTCGACCGTTAAAGTTTTGCGCGTCGAATGCTTCGGGAAGCTCTCCAAATTTATCTAACCACGCTTGCTTACTAACGTAATAGAATATATCGCCCTCAAGTCCTTCTAACTCTTGCAAGTTGCTATTATGCGACAAGTTTTGATTGTCTAGCACGATATCAATTTGTATACCGTTTATGAGCGCGGTATCGGCAAATTCCTTCGTGTTCATAAATACCGAGTCAATGTCTTTCGCGATTATATCCTTGAACATTTTTTATTCCTCTTAAAGTACGGAAAGTGTCGCCCAAGCGTCTACGTCGAAAGGAACGGGAACGGGCTTCGAAGTAAGGGTAAGCTTTGCCGCATTCTCTGCGTCAACCGCGTCATACTTAGGAATATCCTCGCCCATATAGGTCTTAAATTCGCCCTTCTCCATTTGAGTATGAGAAGCATACTTAAACGAGAAGATTTTAGGGCAAGCAATAAGCACCTTGCCGTCGGGAACGTAGGTATAGGTCTTTCCGTCGTCGTCAATATAAGACTCAGCGTAGGTATAGATTTCAACGGCGGGACGGAGAAGTCTGCCGATAAACTGTACCTGCGTAGACTTTACGGAGGGCTGAATAGTGCCGAGATTCATATTCCACTTATCAAAGATAGCCTGTACCTTTGCATTGTTAAGGAATGCGTCGGCGGTTACGTCGTTCATTACGACGATAGTAGGACGCTGACCGCAGCTTGCCGCAATTCTGTTGCTCTCGGCGAGAAGGTCAGCAAGAGGATCGGAGTCAGCCGCGTTCCACTTCTTCGCAACGGTAGTCGCGAAAGTGTGACCGTAGTCAAAATCTTCGGTAGTAATGTTATTCGCGTCGGAGTGTACCTTTGCGATATACTTACCATTGAAAAGGGACTGTGCAATCATCCACTCTTTACGGCGGTGATTCATAGCCTTAAGCTCGCCGAGGTCTTTTGCAAGGATTTCCGCTGCTCTCTGCGCGGGAGTCTTGTCGGAATAAAGAGCCTCGCCCGCAAGTCTTTTCTCGAGCGTTTCAACAGTAAGCGCACGGGAAGGCTGAATTTTAGGCGGCTCGTAGTTCTTGGTTGAGATTACGTTACGCTCAACCTGTATACCGTTTACATACTTCGAAACGAAGGGTGACATTTTCTTCTTGCCCTTTACAAAGTCGATATCAATCGAGTTTGTAGGGAATGTTTCGGACGCTCCGCAGAACGTGTCGATAAGGAAGCTCTCGTTAGTAGGAATAACCTCTACCGCGCCGAGCATTGTTCTTGTTTTATAAAGTTCAACCATATTCATTATCGTTGACCTCCTTCTTAATATTCAATCGCCGCATCGACATAAATGCCGAGTCCGCGAAGTGCATTGTAGTGGTCTGCTTCGGAATATCCGACTACCTTATTTGCGTTGAAGTGTCCCGATACGTAAACCGCTACGCCTGTCTTGCCCTCTGCGGAAAGGGTTACGTTGTCGTCGCAAAGAATACCGTAGGGAGTATCACCCGAGGCAATAGCGGAATACGCGCCACCCGTGGAAACACCGATAAGCTGACCTCTCTTGAGTGTTCCCGAGCCTGCCTCAAGCTCGATTGCCTTAGTAAATACGGGAGCTTTGCCCGAAGCAAAGAGTTCGTCAAGCTCCATTTCACCGATCTTGTTAATCATTACTTTTTACCTCCAAATCTGTTTTGTACCGCTTCGTTGAGAAGATTTTTTGCCTCTTCCTCGTCCTTTTCGGCTTTGGTTTTTTCGTCGCCTTTTGCTTCGCCTTCTACCTTGTCGGTTTCCTCAGCGTCAGCTTTTGCTGCGTTCATATAAGAGCCGTTACCGAGCATCTTATCTTCCTTGAACGCCTTGACAATGACCTCTTCTGCGGTCATTTTCTTTTCGCCGTACTTCGCTTCGTTGATAAGCTCGTCAGCGATTTTTCCCGAGAGATTGTCGAGAGCTTGCATTCTTTCGCGCTCTTCCTTGACAGCATTCTCAATCCCCTCGCTTCTCGCCTTGTTCTCGACGTTCGCTACAAGGTCGGGATATGCCGCTTTCAAATCTTCGTAGTTCTTGATTTCCATTGGTTTTCCTTCCTCCTCTTTTTTTGTTTGTTTATTTGCAAACGCCTCTTTCAAGGCTTTTGGCACATTGGAATAATCCGAGGCTACCGCCGAA